CATCCTTAAGAGATGCGATCTCGGAAGCGGCATCGTATTGGGACTTTGCGAGGATGTTCTCACGGGTTCCCTTTTCAGCCTCAAAGCGATGTGCAAATTGCTTTTGGAGGTTGTCATAAGCCAACTTCTCAAGTTGTTCTTGACGGAAAGCCTCGTAAGCCTTCTCAATGTTTCCAACGCTTAGGTCAAGGGTTTCCAATTCAGTGTTCTCAAATGCCTTAACAACTGGCATATCCGTTGCTCTTGGCTTTCCGTTGTCAATAACGATTCTGTCAGCAGGTTCGCCAATTTCAACACCAGCACCGTCAAGAGTAGAGACATATGCCTTTGCTTCTCTTTCAGGGTCTTCTGTTTCCATAGACTCCAAATCTTCCATCTTTTCGTCCATCATCTTTTCAGGCATCATTTTCTCGTCTTCATCAGCGAGTTTGCCCATATCTTCTTCTTCTTCCTTTCGGAGAGTATTCACTTCATTCATTAGTGCATCCAACTCTTCCAGTGCTTTTTCCAGTTTGCTCATGTTTTTCACCTGTTTTTTGTCTTGTTTCAAAATATCAAATTTTGCTTCGGGGTTAATTCCTTTTTCGCAGATAGTAATTTCGTGTAGTTCTAATTTGCTTATTTCATTGTATTGACCTAATTCTGGATGACTCTTCTTTATTTTTTGAATTGCCTGTCCTCCAATACTAAATGACCTCAATGAACCTTTTCTGATGCCTCGGTTAATTTCCTTTGCTTTTTCTATGTCGTCTCTTAATTTAATTACTACAAAGAATCCTACATCATCAACTTCGGTTTTCCATAACTTTCCGCTTTTGTCTCGGTATGATTTTATTACTTCTCCGACTTGAACATTTGAATGATTTGTCATTACATTTCTAAACTTTGGGTTTTCCATGTATTTATCTACTGCTTCGTTTAATGCTTTGAGTGTGATTAAATCATTTTGCTTATCAACAATTTCAATGCTTGCATATCCACCAATCATTAGGTTGTCGCTTTTTAGAATCCGAAACTCTTGTAGTTGTTCTCTCTTGAGTAGGAGGGACATTTCCAACAAACCTTCGTTGTGTTATCTGGTATATAAAGACCGTGATTATCTCGGTATTTTCTTGCTTGCGAATTTGTCCTCATAGATATCCCATAACCCCTCATCGCCTTCTTTATCTGCGGGTTTTTGTTCATAGCCAGTCCAAGCAAGCCACATTTTATTTTCACCAACCGGCAGGTATCGCACATGAAACTTCGTCTCAAACTTATTCCCTTCTAAGAAATATTCATGGTAGCCGTTTCTCTGTATTCCTAACTTGACCGTTCCGGCATCAACTGTTTTTTCTCTGTCAATGTTTTGAGCAACTTCAGCAGGGTACTTTCCTGCGGCTCCGAATAGGTCAAACATTTCTTCTTCGTTTTGAACATCAATTAACCAGTTGATTGTCTCATCACCAAGTTTCATCACCATGTTTAGATTGTCATCTTTGCGAGAGTATAACTTAAATTGCCCTTCTCGGTATTTTTCTGGTGTTTTATATTCTGCTTTAAGCATAGCATATTTGTCTGTAAAACTAGAATCACCTTGAATGCAATTTTGATATTCTTCTAAGGCTTGTTCTAATGGGCCATAATCTACATCACCAACTTTATTATTGAGAAAGTAATCTATCACTCCTAATAACCTATCACACTCTAAAATATCTATTGAATCTTCTATGACCTTAACTTCTTCTTCATATGTTTTTGCCCAATTGCTCTGTTCTTCTTCTACTATGTTATTACGAAAGTTTTCATAAGTGCCATAGTCGTCAGAAAGAACATCAAGAACCAGTATTCTGTTTGTTTTAACAGCCTCTTTTAATTTATTACAACATTCACCATCTTTATTTGAATAGTCAATAGTAATATCCTCAATTTCCTTTTCTTCTGGCTCGGCATCTCTATGGATTAAAACTGGAGATTTTAAGAGTCTTTTGAGGATAGCATCTCCATGCAATTTATTTTCTTTAAATTCAATATGTTCTCTTGCATTTGCCCATTCTTTAAGACCCTGTAAGCCACCATCAACAACATCTTCATACAGACCTTTATGTTTTGACATTAAGAAGTTATGAACTTGCTTTACGGTCTTTGCTCCCATGTTTTGAAGATAATTTGTAATAGCAGTAGTTAATGTCCCTGCTTTTGTTTTCATGATTTCTTCTGCTTGAGATTTCCAATCGTCTAAATTGATGATGGCATTCTTTGACATGAGATTGTCTTCTTCAAAACCATAAACAGTAAATCCACTCATATCGGATTTACAAATAATGGTAGCAGTACCGTGAATATGGTCAGTAATTGTGATGCCTTTCTTCAATCCTTCAATAGAATAGTTTAGAGACTTTTTAGTATCTTGTGCTAATAATTCTAAAGTGATGATTTTATCTGGGTATTCTACTTCGGGGACTTCAATCACCTTTGCGGAGTAAAGAGTATATCTATCACCAGCATTCTTAACCTCATCAACCTTTACACGAATAATTTCACCAACATCAACCGAAATTTTTGTGTTGAGGGCCTTACCCACATTCATGTATTTGATGCCATTAACTTCTTGTGTAAATTTGTTTTCTTCCTCAACAGGCCCAATACCCACGGTATAAGAATATAGATTGCTTTTAGTCTTCTTCTTGTCAAGAACGACAACATCTAAGTCCACAAACTTCTTCCACTTAATCCACTTGGGGTTCTTCTTTGTTCCTACATAATAGGTGGAAGTAGCATCTTTGATAACGACTCCCTCGGAAGTAGGCATTTCCATAATTTTTTCTGCATATTCAGCAATATCTTTTAGATTATCTGCTCTACGAGTATCTTTCTTTGAGGGGAATTTAAGAACATCGGCTGAATGTTGAGCATAATTGTTGAACATAATTGTCATTCTGTTTTCTAACTCTTCATCAAGAAGCGTTTGATTCTCATGTCGCATAATGTCAAAGACATGGCACTTGAGGGTTGCTTTAGGATATTTATTTTTAAACACATGGGCGATTGTATCGGCCCGATGCAAGGATTCCTCCCCATCAAAAAGAATTAATTCTGCATCAAGAATGCAATCGCCAAAGTGTTTAGCCTTCAATTCCTTTACAATTTCTCCGCACTTATCTGTAATAAGTTTTTTATTGTAAGAGAATACCTTGACATTATTATCAATCTTATGCAGTTGAATTCTCATACCATCGTATTTTTCTTGAACAAACCATTCTCCACTAAAACCTTTTAGTTGATTAATGTCATCAATATCAAAAATTCTATACATAGGTTTATTTGGAACAATAAAATCAGACAGCGATTTTTCTTTTTCTGATTTCTTTTCCTTTTTAATTGTAGAGAGAGCCTTTGTCTCTCTTTGGGTTTCTACACCCTCAATATCTTTTAGGTCATCTAAGTCGCCTTCATCGTATTTTGAGAGCATTAACAAGTCTAACATTTCCATAGCGGCTTTAACAGCCCTTTCTGTTCGTTTGGAGTCTTTTCCATCCCCGTAATGTTCAATAATATACAGGGCTATATCGTCTGGTTCTAGGTCAAGACCCTCTAAACCATAGGTAATATCGTCTTCTTGCATGTCTTTAATTGCATAAACTTCTTTGGGAAGAGGTTCCTTGTCTTCTCGTAAAGCATAATGCACAAACTTGACCATCTGTTCGGGACTTTCAAGTAATGCCTCCAAAACCTTGCCTTTGAAACGCTTTGCGAATGGGTCATCTACCAAATCCGAAGCATAGCGCAAATTTTTAATGGCTTCAAATAACTCCTTTGCCTTAAGCGAGGAAGGGTCTTTGATGTCATTATCTTCTATGAGGTCTTCCGAAATAAAATCCTTTATTTCATTTGCGGCTGAGTCCAAGTCATTGTAGGACTCAATAATGACATCCACGGTTTTACGCCAACGATTCCCGTATTCATTGGGGTCATTGGCGGCAGAAAGGTAAGCCACCCTCGTTTTCTCAAACAAACGAAGAATCTCTTCCGAAGGACGCTTATCCTTCTCAATGTTTGAGAGGCGCATTTAGCCACCTCAATTTGATTCGCCAGCCAAACCATATCCCGAATGAGTCCCAGTATTGTTCTCAATTTTGGTCTTATCCTTCTCGGCTTTTGGTCGCTTTACCTTGACCTGTTCCATTCTGTCATCTTTTTCATCGGGTAGGCGGTTTCCTTCCATGGATTCACGAAGTAATTCCTTTACCTGTCTTGCTTTTTCAACAGTCATTGAAATGATTCTCTCTTCCTTCTTCACTCTTTCTGGCATTATTGACCACCTGCCTTTTCAACCATTTTATGAATGTCCGACCACTCCATTGAATCAACATTGACGCCGGAAGAAGCACCCAAACTATCAATTGTTGGGGTAGGTGTTTCAGCAATAACAAAGCCAGACTTCATCAGTAGGTTATCTTTGTTATATACTGCCTTTTCCAAACTCTCAATTTTTTCAGTTAATGCTTTAATAATTTGAAGCATTTCTTCATTAATTGTATTTTCTTCTGCCATATCAATCATCTCTCTTTTTCTGTGGATAAACTAAATCTCGGAGTTGTCGGTAAAGCAACTCATATTCCTTACGCAACTTCGTAGCAGTAGCCACTATGTCAATGTTGCGCTCATCCATTGACTTCATCTTCTTGTTCAACTTCTTATCGGACTTGGTGAGGTCAAGTTCTCGTAGAGTCTCAATCAGTTCGCCTAACTTGGTGAAGTCTTGGCCGAAAAATTCCGTGGGTTCGGCGGCTTGAAGGGTCTTCTTGAGTCGCTTCTTTTGCTTGCCGTCCAAAGAATCAAGAATCTTTTTCTTTGGTGCTTCTTTCTTACTGATTTCAAAGGTTATGCCTTCTTCATAATAGTCCCAACTCATTTTTCTTCCTCCAATTATTCAAATAAAGACTTAATTTTACTATATTTTCCTGCAAGTTCTTCAAAGTCTTCTTCAAGACCAGAAAAACCATCATCAAGATTATCTACTGCTTGAATAAATTCGTCAAACTGCTCTAATATTTTAAATGCTTCTTTGTCTTCTAATAGTGGCGCAAGTTCTGTCCCGCCCAACATTTCTTTTAATGTCTTTTCTTCTTTATCTTGAAGTAAGGGCTGTAAATCTGGGAACATTTTCATATCCTTTGTTGATTCAAGAGCAACAGCAATGCCTAATTGCTCAATAGCCGATTTAAACTCTTCATCGGCAGAATAATTACTTAGCATTTCTTTCATTTTTCTTTCTATGGGAACAATGTCCTTAAGAGAAGTAAGAGCCCTTGATAATTTTTTCTGTAAATTGTTCTGTGCTTCATGGAATTTTTTCAAATCAGCGAGGTCTTTTTTAAAGTCCCTCAATGCATTTTTATCTTGGTCTTGTTCTTCCTTATCTTCCTCTTGCTCTATAAATCTGTCAGTAATCTTTATCTCTGCATTTACTTCATTAAGAGTTGGATAATCTGAACCTTGCTTAAAAAACTCTTCTAATTCTCTAACTCTGGGTACAAATCGCAAAGCGTCTTCAGCAGTATTTTTAATTTCTAAGTTTTTTTCTCTCTCTTGTTCAATGGCTTCTTGAACTTCTATGTCTATTTGTGCTTTAAGGGTCTTTGCTTTTTTTGATAGAGAGTCTGGGTTGTTTTTAAATTCTAAAGCAATTTGATTCAGTTCTTTTATTTGTTTGACTTTAGTTGCATATTCTCTCCCAGTAATGGCAACACTTGGTTTTTTTAAGTCCTGCCTTTCTCTAAGAGATTCTTCTTCAAGGCGTTGTTGTGGCGGAAGGTCTTCGGAAATATCTTGGCGAGGAGTTTTGTATCTTTGACGCAAAATTTCAGACACTCTTCTAAGAATTACCTTTTCATATTCGGGTTTTTCTGCTTCTCTTTCTAAGGCAGCAACCCTTTCATTAGACTCCTTAATTGTTTTTTGCAGTTGTTCTTCAATAAGACCCACTTTGATTACATAGTTTTGCATTCTATTATAGACAACATTAAATTTTACTTTTTCTGCTCTATCTTTACCTTCAAAAACTTTATCGTAATCATCTTTCTTTTGCTTCTCTGCTTCCTTAAGTTTTTCTTTTATTTTTTTTCTTGCATTAGTAATAGTAGCATCTCTTAACTTTGGATTTTTTGCATTTCTAGGAACTTCTCCAGTTCTTTTATGATACAAATAAATGAGGGCTTTTTCAAAGGTCAAGGGTTTTCCTTCTAAGTCTTCGTTATCGTAGGTCTTACTTGCCACTTCTTTTATATCATTGACAATTTTTGTAAGATTCAACTCAGGCTTTAATCTAATTTTTCTTTCTTTCTCTCCGGCTTGGCGAGTTTCTTTCCCATCCTTAGATTGTACCTCGCCTAAATCCTGTCTTGTTTTCTTTGAGGCAGGAGGAACCTGTGGTTCCAAAATAACATCTCCTTCCCTTTCAACCGTGAAAGGCAAATCTGCTAAAAGATTCCAACTCTCATCTAAACTCTTAGCCAATAGATTGGAAATGGCTTCAGCATTTTTCTTTGCGCCTAGTTTATTATATTCAAGAATATTCTCAAATCTTAAGCCCGAAGGTTCGGAATCATCCTCTTCAATAACTATCTCTTCGGATAGGGCTTTTAGGGGCGCAAGCATTCTTCTTGCTAAGTCAAAATCGTTAAATAACTTTACATATTGAGCATATGTTTTGCTCGTCGCTTCCCCGCCCTCTTCTGCTTTAAGAAAAGTAGAAAGCAACAAATCACCTCAAAATGGAATGTTTTCTTTACGGCCTCTGCGCTTTGGAGGCAAGGTAATTACATCTGGAATATCACGGCTTGAGGGTGCGGGCTTAGGAGTAGTATCTACGGGAATACCGGCAATGTCTAAGTTTCTTTGAGGTTTTCTTTGCATAGCGGCATTTTGATTCAATGCCTTAACCTTAGCCAATTCCTTTCGCAATCTCATTTCCTTTTGTTTCATATCTTCTGTCATATTCACTCCTCCAATTCGCCTGTTCTAGCCATAACAACTAGTTTAATAAGTTCCATTGTACTAAAAGAACCTATCTTGTCCATAACTTCGTCCATCAATTCACTTCTTTTCATTTGCATAAGTTCTTGAAGTTCTTCGTCAGCAATCTTTTCACTGAACTCCTTCTCCTTTTTTCTACCAAATTCAAATAAATCTTTTTCAGGGGAGTCTTTTGCGCCAATGTCTTGAATTGGATTACCGCCCTTCATTCTAGTTTGGACAGGTCTTTTGGTTTTTCCAGTTATAACCTTTTCAGGAATTTCTTTTCCTCCACCAACTTTCCCCTTTCTATCTCTTGCCGCTTTAATAATTTCTTCCCATTCACTCATCAGGGTATCCTCCTTTCGTTTCTCGTATCAACATTTTGATTTCCAGCCTCTTGCGGTAAGCCAGTCATTCGCTTATCTGGCCCTACGCTCATCCTGCTTTTATTTCTTGTGGCTGGTGGATTTTCTTGGGGCTTTGAACCTGCTCCTTCTGCAAACATTCTTGTTTGTTCATCTAAATCTCTTTGGTCTAAGTTTGAACCTGCGAGGGGGTCTTTCTTTGTTGGCTCATCTCCGGTTTCAGTAGGGGTTTGTTCAGGTTGAGGTTCAGGTTTCTTGAAAGTAAAGTTTCCATCTTCATCCATTTCTACCTCAAAGCCAAGATTCTTTGTAGATGCGGCAATATTTACTTCAATCTCTCTCTTACGAAGAACAGCAATTTCATCCTCTTCTTCGCTTGGAGGTAATTTTAAGTTCCAATCAGTGATTCCAAATTGCTTAACCAAAAACGGAAACACATAATTGTTATAGACATTTTGTGCCATTTGAACGGCTCTGTTTGTGACCAAAATCTGCATGCCTTCATTATTCAAACCACCGCTTGTAGTGTTGTCAGCCATGAAGACTTTGCTTACACCGTAGAACGCAGAAATCCTATCTCTTAAATCGTCCTTGACGGAGACATAATCCATTTCCTTGAGACTGTCCATGAACTTAATCCATTCAACAGAACCCTTTCCTCCTTCTGCTTCAATCCCCATAACAGGAATAAAGTGCGGGTCTGTTTCCATCTTTTCTTTGACTGAACGCCAAAAGGAACGCATTGAATCCATGTTGCGAGTCTGCACTGCCAAAAGGCCCCTCGGCATACGGCTTTTGGTGTACGAGGAATTAACATAATTCTCCATAGCGAGAAGAGTTGTGATGTGATTATAGAGGGTGATGATAGGCGATAGTCCATAGAGTCGGGAAGGGCTATACTTGCTGAAATGAAGCACCTCTCCCTTAATGAAATACTGGTCTTTGCCCCCCACCCGATTCACATAATGAACGGGGTGAGTAGTGCTTCCACATTCTTCACATTTTTCATGGGGTTCCGTAGATAGGAAATGCCTATGATTGACGCAAGTAAAGCCTTTTGTTCCTCGCTGTCCTAACTCATCGGAATAAATAGCCATGGTCACTGGGTCGCCACGATAAACTTCTTTAATACGATGCATTCTAATCTTTTGATTCCCATCAATGAAATATTCCTTAACAAGGACAATGTAAGCATCATCCATAATGTTGAGGTCGTCTTCTAATTCTTTAAGAACATCAATAAATAATTGTTCTGCTTTATTGACATAACCTTCAATAAAATCTTCTGCATACTTTAATTGTTTAACATCGGGAAGTTGTAGGTCAGTGCTATCACAACGAGAACACTCTTGAACGGGTCTTTTATGTTCTTTACCGCAATTTTTGCACCTTGCTTCGTAGGCCTTCTCCCAGACATAACCTCTTCGGAAAATTTCTTGCTTAAGTTGAGTAATACAGGTTCTAGCGATAACAGAATTTTGAACGATGTGATAAATAATCGGTGCGGTCATTAAGTTATTCTGTTGCCTTTCTTGAATACCAATGTTATAAATAGACCTATCTTCTGGCTTTGGGGTTGTTCTCCTAAACAAGTTTGTAAAACTGAAACGACGCTTCTCTTCAACCACGCTGACCGCCTCCCCTCGTTTGTCTACGCTGAACCCTCTTTATGAAGATGCCCCTTCATTCCTCTTCGTCTTTCGTTCTTAGGGGTTGTGGCAAAGTTTGGCGGTAATATTCAGGAGTTCTCTTTTCTCGCATTTTCCTTGCCCTTTCCTTTCTTCTTTCTTTAACACTACTAATATGACTGTCAAGGAATTTAGCGTCTTCTTCTCCCCTGCTTTGAATTTTATTCCCATATTTTTCCATATATTCTTCATAAGAAAACGGAAGTTCAAAGGGCATATTAGGGTCGCTTTCATCCATTTGATTAATTTCATCAAATACTTCTTTTTCAATTGGCTTTTCAACGCCATAAATACTCAAAATCCGTCTCAACTGACTGTGGACTCTTTCAGCAAAAGTTTCCATTGACATTCTATCACGGATATTATGTTGGGAAGCCTTCGCATAGCCCATGTATCTTCTCAATTTTCCGCTAATTCTAGCCTTAAGTATTTCTTTCCAAGTCATAATAATTCCTCAATATGGTTTTGCCCAATGCTTTGCTTGTTCAATTTGGCAGGTAAAACATAAATCACTAATTTTGTTGGTCTTCTTGCACTTTCTACAAACGGTAGCATATCTAATTTTCTTAGGTAGTTTGGTTCTTACTTTATGTTTAAAAATATGATAGTGCTGGCGAGGCATTTACAACACCGTTCCAATTTGTTCCATTGAATCCATCACAGACATTTTACAATTATCTGCATATTTTTGAATATCGTCAAGGTTAATGTTCTCTTTTGCCCAGTCAAAGCCCACATGGTCTTTGTGATTCTCCCACTTCATTAATTTAAAAATCTCATCACAGCGGCTCTTATACCAGTCGCTTTTCTTATATGATTTTTTCATGCGAATCAATTCTAAAAGTAATTGTGCGTTTCCTTTCTTCAAGCGGAAGTGGGGTAAGCACTTCGTCAAAAGGCTGGCTACATCGTCTTGAGAATAGAAGTTTAGCCGATTGATAAGCCGAGTATCTTGGGGTGATTTTTGGTCAAGGTGCATACGGCCAAATCCAATTGACTTATACATTTCCTGCATGAAAGCCTTTCCTCTTTCTCCCGTAGCCACTAAGCCGACTCTTGGATTCATTTTACGGTCAAGAGTAATGTAGCCATCCGAGTCAATAAATGCCGCCGTGTATGCCCAAATGTTTTTCTTAATTTCATCGGGCATTTTGTAAAATGCACCATTTACAGAAACAATTCCTAACTTCTTAATCTCTTGGGAAATGACATTCGGACTACTCGCTTTGTGTAAGTCAGTAGGCATCATTTCATGAATCATTCTAGCCCCTATCCCGTGGTTTTCACAAACAGTCTTCAAGATAAATTCTCTTTGTTTTTCCTTTTTTGATTTATTGAGAGATTGATTCGTAATCTTGGCAATACTTTCACGAAATGCTTTCTTTGCGACTCTCATTTCTTTTGAAAGCACAGAATAATCTTTGCCATATACCATACCACTTTGTTCTATTTCTGCTTCCCAGTATTTACAAAGAGCATCTACTACTTCTCTTCTTTGCTCCACAGTTTTCATCTTATGCAGTTTTCTCAAGTCTTTTTCGTTGTATCTCATCTTTAAAAGAGGATTCTTGTATGGAGCCAGCCAATAAATTGAATCAATGCACTTAAATAAATGGTCGGAGTAGGCATCTATCATTGTATCAATAGCCTTTGCCATATTGTCCCTATTCTCTCCCTTTAGTTTCCTGCGAGACATTCTCATCTGCTTAATGAGGTCGGGGATATTCTTCTCTTCTACGGTATATTCTTGAGGAAACTCATCAATCATCTTTCGTGCTTCACTCGCATTTACCTTTAACACATCACACAGCGTATTAATTTCATCATACTCGGACATAACAAAGTCCGAATAAAGGGTCTTGAAAATTTCGGTATCAGCATCTCTGTTTGCTTCTTCCTTGACTTCCTCTTCTCTTCTTTGAAGTTCAGCCAGTTCTTTGGCCTTTTCCGAGATTTTATCATACTGTTCTGCGGTAGGCACAATATCACCTCAAAAGTTCAAACCGATTCCACGATAGCCTGTCCTTACAGGCTTCGCCTCCTCAAAGAGTCCCAAATCGTCAAGAAGTATGAAGTTATCCGTGGCTTGATAAGTAGCGGCATTTGCTAAAGCAAGGCTCATCACCATATCGTCATGTGCGCCAATACCCTCAAACTTGCCTCTTTCGGTGATGGCAAACATGGATAACTCCTCAATCAAAGTAGAAGAAACCCGCCGACTTTCTTCATTGCCGTAGGGGAAATTCATTTTACCATTTTCAAGGGTCATTTGAAGATTAAGAATAATTTCTTGCTTTTTTCTTCTGGTGGTATTGAAGTCGTGAATATTTAAATCAGCGACTTGGCGTAATTCTTGAGTAAATGATTTGGCAAAAGTATTTGTTTCAAAGAGGATTGCTTCTGGACGAAATAGTTGCCCGATAATTTTGACCTTCTGTATGTTTTCTCGGAACTGAACATTCTTGGCTCTATCAACATAAATAATAGATTTATTTTCGTCTTCGTCCATCTCAATAACAGTAATCACATTGTAATCTCCGTCTGTTGAAATGGCGGGGTCTACACCTACAAAGTATTTCATGCCCTCTCTACGATGTGGTTTTAGAACCAAATCCTTGTTCTTCGCCGCATCTAAATATTCAGGATTAAACAGAGAAGTTCCTGTTGAAATTGGAACGCACATATATTCCCGTGTGAACATCATTGAGCCAACTTCTGCTTTACGGGCCATCAATGCTTCATAGTTCCAACGGTCAGGCCATAACGGTTCATTGAGAGAATTTAGGCAGGGGTATGTTCTCACTGTATATGCGGGATTCTCTGCAAGTTGCTGATAAATATCCGTGTAAGAGAACGGAGTTCCAATAACACGGAGAGAAGCGGTATGGTGAAGTGTGGGAATCATATCACCATAAAACCAATCGGTCACCTTTTGAATACCAGTCATACTAAACTCTTTCAAAGGGTCGTCAATAACAATTTCTTGTGGGTGCAAACCACGAATCTGTGAGCCTACTGAACGCTCAAGGATTTGGTTTCCATTGGTGAGGGTAATGTTTCCGATAGCCCAACCTCTCGCAGGTTTGAATTTCTTGAGCATCGGATGGGTGAACATTTTATCAATGTCCCTCATGTGAACGAGAGTCTGCTTTTGGTTAGAAGAAATGTAAAGCATTTGAAAAGGAGGCTCTTCAAAAATGAGTTTCCACACAACCCACGAATGCATGAATACTGATTTACCGTGGTCGCGTGAACAAATGATAACTGTTCTTTGCGTGGTGTTCATCAATTCGTGCCATTCTTGAATGTAGGAAGGAAAATCAAAGCCAAGAACATTTTGAAAGAAGTATGGAAAAGAGTTTTTGGATAACTTCATATCCATTTCATGTTCAAAGTTAAATGTATCTAACTCCATCACGAATCCCTTGCACTTCTAAAAATATTCGCAAAGGCTCCTTCAATATTAGAAACTCTTGCATCAAAACCTAAAAGTAATCTCTTAAGTTCTTCTAAATCAACATTCTCTCCACCTACAAATTCATACACGATTTCTTTCATGTCGTTAATTGTGTCGGCCATTTCGCTTAATTGCTTAACCAACTCTCGGCCATCTTGTTTTAGCCTATCATCTGTCATCTTACGAACCATTTTTACGACCCCTTCTTCCATTTCTTACTCTTTGACTTGGTTTTACTCGGACTCCATTTTACTTTATCCGCCCAATATGCCGCAGAAAGTTTGCCCCTCTTGATGTTCTTAGCATGGCGAGATTTGAACGCTCTACGCTGTCCAGCAGTTTGATTTGTTTTTACTCCCTGTTGCCCAAAGCGAATTGTCTTGGTTTTCTTTCCTTCTCTTGCTACAACAATATGAGATTTTTTAGGGTGCTTTGGTGTTCTTTTTGGTTTGTTAAAACCCGAAACTCCTGCCCTTTTTAGGCGAGGGTCTTTCTTTCTTTTGAGAACATTTTGCCAATCATTCATAAACATCACCTAACATGTAGCCTATTTTCTTTCCTGCTTGAATATCACTTGGATAGTGGCTTCCCATTTGCATTCTTGATAGTGAGATTTTATCAGCCATCGCTTTGAGTTCTTTCTTCTTTTCGGGAAACCTTTTGCCCAATACTCTTTCCAATCCATACGCCAACATGGAGTGTCCACTGGGAAATGCTGGTGTGTCGTCTGTTTTAGTCTTTGTTGTTGAGATTTTGTCCGAGACTTGGTATGGGCGTGGTCGCTGATATTTCATTTTGAGAGACAGAGCATAATAGTTAATGTCTTTCATAAAATCCATGTATTCTTTTTTATCAACACCAGCGATTTTAAACATTTCAACATCGGGTTTCAAATCAGCATCTTTCATTTGCTTATGGTCTAATTCCTTCTTTTCCATGACCTTTAGAATAGCAGGAATTTCTGTCTCTTCTTTTGGATAACTCATTTTAGGAATATCTAATTTAAGTTTGGGGCTTCGCTGAAGTATCTTCTTTTTCTTTGAAGAAAGTGTTCCTTGCCACTTTTCTTTCTTAAGAATAGAAAACCAATTCATAGAATCACTTCGGCTTATGCGTATAAATGTCTCCATCCTCATGCATAAAGACCTTTCCTTCTTTTTCTAATTTGGATAGTGCGGCTTTAATTTCAGACTCTTCTCCGAATTGTTTTAGGTTTTTCATACCTAACGCCCCACCTTCTTTTTCTATTTCTCTAAGAATTTGACGCTCTAATTTTGCTGTTTTCATTTTAGGACTAATGTTCATGAAGTCCGTCATTTCATCAGCGTCTTCTTCAAATATGTTTTTTAATACCTCTTTCCATGTCATGTTCTCATCTCCTTTGTTTTCTTTTACTTTTGACTAAACTTCTTTCCTGTTGGGACATGCTGTTGTCCTTTCTTTCGGCCCTTTCTTTTCTTTGCATCCTGATAGCGAAGAGTTTTCTTATCTGTTCTTTGATAGGTTGCTTTTGGCATATAGCGTCCCTTGGTTTTAGACTTAGGCTTTTTGCCTTTATCCTTTGCTTTGTGCTGTTCAGCACTTCCCCAATCTTCATCAGTCCAAGTAGATAAATCTCGTTGCCTTTTTGACTTGGCTTTTAGAATGCTACGCCAATTAATTTTTATAGCCACCACCTGCCTTTTTGTATGCTGCGGCAACCATTTGTGCTTTTCTTGCAGACCATTGACCTGCCGCACCGCCTTTAGTTCCTGCTTTTATTCTATTGAAGATTCTTTTACGCATACCTGGCTTAGTGTAATTACCCGATGCATTTACGGTGGACTTTTTCTTCTTCTTTAAAACTTCTTCCCAACTCATGTTATCACTTCCTTAATTCTCCAAACCAGCCGCCCGATGAATTAACCATCCACTTTTGCACTTGGTCTTGAAAGCCTATTCCTTCAATGGCTTCTCTTGCGTCCTCCGGTAATTTTTCTTTGTTCATATCAACAAACCCCTTTTTTCTGTAAGAAGACGAAATATTGGGATTCATTATGTTAATGTAAAGGGTAGTTGAGCCTTTCTCCGATAACAACTTATCAATCAAAATGGTGGTTAATCCTCTCCCCCTGTATTCACTACGAACATGGACACCCGCACCAAGTAAAACATTTTTGTGTTTGGCAAATCCAATAACTCCCACTGGTTTGTTTTCATAATAGGCTACAAACATTCTTGCTGGTGATGTTGCCCAAACGGAATCGCTTGGGATGCTTCTATATCGCATCCTCCTCTTTGCATAGTCAAAATAGCCATCATTTTGAAACTCCTTCACCGCTTCCTCCTCGGACATCTCTTTGAAAGTAATGTCGGATGGAGAGAAGTTTTCGGGCATAACATCACCTAACATGAGCCTTGATTAGGTACACTTGTTCTTCGGTAATACCGTATTCCTTTCCAATACTGGCATGAGAATCAACAGTCTTCACAATATTTTCAACTTCAAGATGACTTAAATCAATACCTTGTTGCTTGTGCATCAAATCCACAATATTATCAAAGCCTTCGTGATTGAATCTAAACCTTGGCCTCACGACTTCTTTGCCCAATGCCTTTCTAATTTCATTGTGCGCCTTTAGCAATTTGTTAAGAATCTCAGGCATCTCATCCTCAACTTCCGTCAAAGTTTTC